TAGAACAATATACTTATAGATATAAAAAAACACATGCTTGCGAAAGACTTTTAAGTCCATTAAGAATTAAACCTAGATTTATTGATATAGGTGGATTTTATGACCCTCCTCAATGTATGCCAGATAAATATAAAACTACTAGAACCTCTGATGACTTTACAGTTATTGCTTATAGAAATTATTACATGGGCGACAAAAAAAGATTTGCTAAATGGAATCACAGCATTTCTCCTTTTTGGTTTAAATAAAAGTTTACTAATATATATTATTGTATATAATCATTTAAAAAGGAGTTAAAAATTATGGAAGAACCAAGAGCTAAACACCCTATTCAAACTATAGCTGATTTTAAAATATGGCGAATGGTAGATATGGTTTGGACACAAGATGAATGTGCTAAACACTTAGGATATAAAAGTAGACAAAGTGTTGCTAAGTTAGAAACTGGAAGAGCAAAAATAACACCTAGAATTTCTGGATTATTAGAATTACTATCACATAAAAAATTTAATACATGAGCCTAGCAATACCTCCTATTATGGGAGGCTCTCATGGTGTTGTAAGTGCAGGAGAATTAACTAAATTAGACTGTAAGAAATTAATTAACTTGCATAAGACATCACCCCATACAAATGGAAAAGTTCAAACATCATCTAGTGATAATAAAAAAATTGTTTCTATAAGACAAGTTGATGCATGGCGCATACATGAAAATCAATTATGGGTAGATGAATTATTAGTATCAACAATAAGAACAGTTAATGAAGATGTGTTTCAATACAATCTATCTGGTTTAGTAGAAAGACCACAACTGCTTAGATACAATGCAGGTTCAATGGGTTATGATTGGCACACCGATATAGGACAAGGTGATGCTAGAAATAGAAAATTAAGTATGTCTATTATTTTAAATAATGATTATGAAGGTGGTGAGCTAGAGTTTTTTGGTGATGGAGTAACGAATATTCCTACTCAGAAAGGCGATATAATAGCCTTCAGTAGCTTTATACCCCATAGAGTTACTAATATAGTATCTGGTGAGAGATGGGCGATTGTAGCATGGTTCTCTGGACCACAATTTCGCTAATTATCTTCTGGATTTCTATTAGTTAAACCCATTATATTAGACAATCTTTCTATTTCATTCTGACCTTTTTCAGATAACTTCAAATCACCATGCCCATTATCGTCTGCATAACCTTCCGATTGTAAGTTATGTTTAATGTTGTCCGAAAGTTCAGCTACATTTTCTGCACCATCTACTCTTACTAATGCAGTTAACCTTTTCATTTGAGTATGACTTAATCTAGGCATTGCTACTCCTGCTTAGGTTCTACTTTTTGTTTCGGTTGTTGTGGTGGTTTTTTTACTGCACCTATCATACCCATGCCACCTTTAGCTACTCTGTAACCAAATGATGCTGATATTGATATATAGATACAATTAGCAAACCAATCTGGTGTGCTTTCATCTAAGAAAACAAAACCTTCTTTTACAGCATCTTGAGTCCACGGCAGGAAACAACCTGCTAACACAGCAATAAAGAATATTGTCCACGCTTCATCTTTCCAAGAACCACCCATTTGTTCTGTTAAAGATTTCTCCATATCTAATTCACCAGTTGCTTGTTTCTCATAAACTGTAGCTTCTGCTTTTGCTTTTGCTACTTTTATTGATGTTAAGGCTTTTTTCTCTTCTACTTTGCCTTTTACCCATGAGCCTGCAATATCACCAACTGCTCCGAGTAATCCTCCTATTAAAGGTAATGCCATTAAACTATCAATCCTTTCTGGTAACTTTTACCATCATAAGTTAATATTTGTTTTCGATTTCCTTCATTCTTATAAGATACATGAACCCAACCAGAAGTTGGTTCACCTTTTTTATAAAATTCTAAAATTAATTGGTCATAATCTAAATTATCTATAATCCATTGTGCTAGAGTTGCGTTGTCTACTGTAGGCACTTCTATATCAACAGCTTCTCCTAATGAGTGCTGTGAGGTCTTACTACCTCCTATGGCATCATTTAAAGCAGGTGAGCGATAACCTGAAGATGGAGTAAACGGGATATTAAAGTTTTCTCTTATGGGTTGCAAAATATTACCTGCTAATTCAACTAAATTTTCTACAATATGTTTTTCCCATGAAGCATCTGGAACATTATTCAAACCTTTTCTTGCGGCAGTTTGGGATTTGCACAATTCTTTTAAAGAAAAGTTTGGGGAAAGGTTCATTGTGCAAACCCCTTTACTATTGCAAATACTTTAAAATAATCTGCTACTACTAATGCTATAAAAGTATAAGCAACTCTTTCGAGTCTTTTTAATCTTGCGTTAACACCTAAACGATACATAGAACATTCTGCTGTATGTTTTTCTATTTCTATCAGAGCTTTTGTTGCTACATCATTCATTATTGAGGCATTCCATCTGGTTCTTTTGGAAAGTTATACAAAGGAGCAGGAGCAGTTTCTTCACCTGCGTCATTATAAGTAGCATCAAATAAAGCACATATAGCATCAAAATCTGCCGCTCCTGCAATACTAGCTATCATAGAAGTGTGTGCAGTTCTTATTCCATCTCTATAAGTAGTAACAGAACTAGGAATTGCAGTTCCTTTTTCTGATTTTCTAGTAACCCATTTATCAGTTTTATTTAATAAACTACTTTGCAAAGATTTTACAAAAGCAGTTAATTCAGTCTTTAACCCTATTACAATTATTTGATTTCCATCTCTATCTTTTTTAGGGTCGCCTGCTTTAGTACCTGAAGGTGCATGTCCATCATCTATTTCTGATTGTGTCCATACTTGAGGAACATCTGCAATACTTCTCGCTGTATAATCATAAGTTCCATCTACTATTTTTTTTGAATTATTCCATACAAAACTTTCTGCACCACCTGTATAAAGATTAGTTTTAGAAGGTATTGAATTTTTAAATACTACAGGATATACAGAAAATGTTGCTAATTTTGTATTGTCTGTAAAGTAACTAGCAGGATATACTGTTCCTTCTGCGTCTTTTAATCGTACAGGATTACTATACATTGTTACAATGTTACCTGCTTCTATTTTAGCCCACATATTATTGTTCTCCTTTATTAATTATCTTGCTGTTGCATATTTAAATGGATTAGAACTCATTGATAAGAAGACCCATTCACCACCACTTCCGTTAAATCCGCTTCCAGCAGTACGAAATTTCCAACCATTAGAATAAATATCAATTACATCAGTAGTTGCATTACTAGATTCAGCTACATTACGATCTGGATTTAACAAACGTGCGCCTGTTCCATTAAAAGGATTTCTAGATGCGTCTATGATATACCAAAAGTCGCCACTACGATTATATCTTTTTAACATAATCCATGCAGGTTTATGTCCAGTATAAATAAATTGCCCATTTGTAGAGCCATTTCCCTTGTATGTCCCTGCTCTTATATATCCATCTATATTTGTAAAACAATAATAAATATAATTATTTGTACTTGCCCAAGTATAATTCTGTTTACAAGTAAATATAGAAGAATTAACAGTACCCCATCTACCAGTAAAAGGAGCTTCAGAAGTATTTAATCTCATGCCTGACCCAGCAGAAACACCTTCTGCAAAGTAAGTATCCCAGTTATAGGTTGTATCTCTATTTTTAGCTAATATAACTGTGGGTGCTGATGATAATCCATGAGATACAGTTTTATCTCCAGAACCTCCATCACCTACTGCTTTAACAATACTAAACCCACCACTAGGGTCTACTTGATGTGTTGATGTTAAATCTCCAGAACCAGAGCTTGTCGTTCCTCCATTAGCCCTCCACAACCAACCTACATGACCTCCATCATTATCATCAAAATTAGTATATAGTTTAGTACTTCCTCCAGTAGTAAATCCATCACTACCTATTGCTGATATATCTTGTCCACTTGTTTGGTCATTTTCAGCGGCATTTGTATTAGTAAATAATCTTTTACCACCATTAGAAGCTATACCTCTTGTAGTATCGTATAGTCTATTAGAAGAATCATAATCTCTAGCTTTAAACCATATCCAATCAGTTTTAAAACCTACTCCTGTAATAGCACGACCAACAGCATTATTACCTGTCCATATTGTAGCACTAAACAATTTCTGTGGAAAATTACTATCAGTTTGTGCAGGGTCTACTGCATCTGCTGTTGGTAGATTGCCAGAACATAGTGCTAAATATCCTTTTGGGTCGTATTTAAATGTTCCTAAATTTTTATCACCACCACCATTATTACTAGCTCCTGAAATTTCCCCTGTAAAAGTTGGCTCTTGTCCTGCATTTAGTATAGTATCATCTCCGTTATATATTTGAGCAGTAAATGTTATTGGATTAGCAGGTGTTGTAGTCCAAGCCCATTGTGGATATGCTCCTGTTTCAGGATTACCAGAATTAGGTATAGTACCATTCTTTGCTATCCATGCTTTTCTATTATCACAATCTAAATAATAACTAATAATATCTCCATCAGTAGCAGTAGCAACTCCTGTAGTTACAGTTGTTAGTGAACCTAATCCTGTTATATTAGCACCACTATTTCCTTGTACTGCTCCACTACCAATGTCATAACGCATAGCCCAGATATCTCCACCAGTAGTAGCTGAATTTGCTATATTTCCAAGAACAGTAAGACCAGTATAAGGATAACCAGAAACATAATCTTTAATTAACATTTCCCAATACCATTTACCACTTGTCACAGCAAAAGAACCAGAAGGATTAGATGCACCACTACCTGTACCAGTAGTTTGTAAATTACCTTCTGATAAAGTAGTATAACTTCCTGCATTTAAAGGATTCCAAGTAGCAAAATTATTAGTTGGTGAATCAGTAAGTTGTCTAAAAATTTTATGTGAGGCCCAATCATTTCCTTCACCACTTGTATCATCCCCAAAATTAGAACCATCTTGAAACATTAATAAATGTCCTGCACTCCCCCAAGTAATTCCGCTACTTAAATCCTTGGGAATCCAAACTCCATTTTTTTCTTCTGAAAAAACAGTAGGTGGATGTGTATAACCATCTACATATGCCCATTGTGCTATGTAACTTTGAATAGGATAGCCATAACCATAATAATCTCCTATTGTCCAAGCACCAGCGGCAATACCTGAAAATGAACTAAAAGAACCTCTATTATCTGTATTATAACTAGCTTCTGTCCCATTAATAAAAAATTTTAATTTTTCACTATTTGTTCCATTATCAAGGTCTGCTTGTATATGAATATTGTACCATGCAGAAGTATCACGAAATAAATTATCTGTACTTAAAACTATAGCATTACTATTTGTGTTTACAAGCATAAGAGCATCACCTGCTGTATTACCTGCTGTAGGAGAAGAAAATTTAAGTTCCATTAAATTAGTAGCACTTGTACCACTTCTAGGGGTAAAAATATCTAATGGTCTAGCACTTGTAATTGGATTAGTTCCTTCTATTGCTGACC